GGGATAAGTATTACCTGTACCGCGATGAACGCTGCCATCTAGCCCCCTTCTGTAAGCTCTTTAGTATTTTTATTGCTTGAGCCTTTTCTATCTTCTTATTCTTTTTTTCATAAGCCTTGGCCTCTTCGGCCCTACGTTTGTCATCCTGCGCCAGAATCCACTCGTCTCTGGTCATGGCAGACTCGCTATCTTTAGGCTCGGGTAAGAGGTCTACAAAGTATTGACCACAATCAGCTAAGTGGTAGCTGTGGGCATTTACAATTCTAGAGCCGCTCTCGTTCCATTGAGCATTTGTTAGCTCATCTATAAACTCCGCGCACCTATCCTCGACTAATTTAATTCGCCCGCTGGATAGCTTTGATTGAAAGTTCTTAATAAGCTCAACCTTCCGCCCTTGGTTTTTGGCGTAGGGCGTTAGGTATGGTGGGTGACATTTTCTGCTAGCCGCATGTCCTAGGTGGGGGGTAGCAGCCGGATCACAGATTCGCCTAACAATATTAAACCTAGCGGTTACCTCCTGACAATAATCATAGAAGGCTACCGGGTCCCTTAGCCCGTCCACATATTCTGCGTGTACACAGTACCAAGTCTTGGTCTTGGGGTGTTCGGCCCAGACGGTCAGACCGCCCCTATTAGAGCCAGGATCAACGCATTCTACATGCCGCCACCTAACCGAGTAGTCCGCTGGCAGGTCTGCTAACATCAAGTCAGCGTCAAACTGATACACATGCTCATCACCAATGGCCCAATCACCAAACAATATAGTTCGTTTTTGTGATTCTGTCAAGCCCTCTAGTGATGCAACTTCCCTTTCTTTGTCAACCCCTGGAACATCGAGCCTACTCATTCGGTAACGCTTAGCTATTGGCTCTTTGGCAGCATCTACTTGCTTACGGATCTTAACATTAACAGACTTGGGAGTAAACGTAGCAAACCAGAGGGTGTTGGGCCTACGGGTCCGCCTTTGGGTTTCCTCTAGCACGGCTTGCTTGGCTGGCATTTCGTCTAACCATACGATGTCCGCATCATACGCCTGTAAGTTATCAATAGCCCTTTGAGAACCATCCGAGTGTGTTAGAAAGATAATACGATGACCTAGGCTTAAACACTCAACATAAGCAAGACTGTTGCCCTTCCTAACTTCCCGCCAATCTGAGGGGTCCAGGAATGGTTTGATCTTTTTAAACCATAGTTCGTTTTCAAGAATGTCCCTTGACTTACCAATCACCAAGCACTGTAGCGGCCTACCCTTCCAATCTTCTGGCATTTTCCAGTACGGGTGAATGTCTAAAATTAGCCAGGTAAGCTCGCGCCCGCCTGTAGCCGATTTACCAGAATTATGCGTCACCAACCCATTGGCCAAACAGTAGAGATTAGCCTCAGAATCTACATGTATATCGTATGTATCAACAACACGCCTTTCCCCTAATTTCCATCCTACAGCGTCTGACCTTGAACGTAAGGAGTTAAACGTCTCGTATTCAGGTTTCCATTTTTTAGATGGAACAACTAGGTACGGGTCTAATTCTTTAATAATTCTTAATGTAAAAGCATTAGAGCAGTTGCGTAGAATATGTACAGGACCGTTAATATACTTATCCCTATCGTCAATCTCTAGATCCATAGGAGTCTGCCATAGGGCCATAAAAGCATACCCTAGCGCGTCAATAACAGATTTTGCCTGCATATCAATCTGAATACAGACTGCATCTCTTTTTAAATAGACCGACCCATCCGTATCCAAAACTCCAGCAACAAACTGCAATAGCGTCTTTCTGTCCCAGCTTTTAATAATCTCTAGATCAACTATCTTTTCATGAGCTTTGCGCTTATCGCACCAAGTATTATAGAGATATGGTTTTTTAGCATTAATTTTCCAAGTATAATTGTTCCCGCCACACTTATAATACGTGCCGTCCAGTTGCTCAGAAACTTTACTAATCACATCCTCATACATACCAGATATATAAATCAGATTACCACCCTGCACAGAACATCCATCGCCCAACAAAGCCCCCAATGCGTACGCATAGTCTACAGTCTCTGCGCCTAACGGCAGGTCTAGCTCTTGTCGTTTAATTAAATCATCACGACTAAAGTACGATACAGAATCTTGAGTAGCTTTGCCCTTACGTTCTAAATACCAGACATGGTCTTCTGTACATTCGGCCCAAATACGCCCCCTATTAGTAAGTTGTATAACCTCTTTCCGCCCAGTCTTAAAGGTCTTTAGGACTTTTATAGGACGGCCTTCTTGAGAGTAGACAGTGTCCCCTACCTTAATTCGCTCAATAGGCACCGGGCCTAAAGGTGTTGCTACCTCTGTCCCTTCTGCCAAGCAACCGTTTCCCCCGATTAAATAACGAAACTTAATCCTACCCGCATCTTTAAAAAATGCATCCTGATCCGCGTTTGGCCTAGAGTCTGGCTTATTCGGGTCAAAGCATTCTCGTAGCTCAAGGGTTTTAAGCTTGGCTGCTGCTGCCGCTTTTATAAGATCGGAGGGGCGCATATTATCCTATATGGGCTACGTTAAGATCGCCATCGCCAGTACAGGTAATACGAAGCTCAGAGCCCCAAGCTCCGTCCGGCGCAGTTAAAACGCCAGTCGTTAATCCCGCAGAAGCAATTGCAACTTGGTCGCCCATTAATACTTCGTAAGTAAAAGTGCCGGACACAACCTCTACCCGGATGGGAGCCTCGATGTCTACAATCTTAATCTGTCTAACATCGCCCGCTTTAAGACTATACTCTTTCAGCCTTAATACCATTTTTATCCTCTGTTTAAAAAGTTATATAGTTTCTTTGGCCCAGCCGTGTCCGGGTCAAAGTCAATCTCTTTACCTAACGCTTGCAAGACTCGTGCCACCAACTCCAAACAAACCTAAGCATATTCTAAATCGCGCCTAAAAGGTTGCCATTTAATACCTAAATTATTTAGTCCAATATTGATGACCTGCTTTATAGAATACTGAACGCCCGCATAGGTCATACAAATCCTAACCAGCTCTTTATATGGTTTATAATTAAGCTCAAAACTAAACCTAGGGTATACTTTTGAGGATAAAGTTAAACCAATCATCGGCCCGATAAACTGCACCGAAGAACCGGACGCCTCATATATAATGGGCGTTTGGGTCGAGTTAACCCATCTTAATCTAACATGAGAATACTCTGTTTTCTGCGCCTTACTAACAAGCCAGCTAAAGGGAGCAAACCGCTTAGACGATTTTGTAAATCCTACATACAGGGTTTTCATGAGTCTGTCAGAATGTCGTTTTTTAGCAAAAGGATAATGTGTAGACATCTTAATAAACTTCCTTCCAAGAGATAGCTGCAAATGCTTGGCTGTTCCCAAAAATTCTCTCAGCTTTAATAATAAAAGCTTGTTGAATTCCTAAAAGAGAATCAATCGCGGCAAATAAATCACCTGGAAATTTTGTTGCTAAAGAACCTGTAGCCCTACCACCGCCTGCTGCTATGTAATCAGAATATATAGATCTTCCTCCTGTATACCCTGTAAAATTTGTACTGTACTCCGATATGGACTTAACAGAGTCTACATCTGTCCAAGTACCGCCTGTAGCCTCTCCTCCAACTAAAATCTCTAAGAAAATATCATCTGTAGAAAGTAGCCTTACATTATTAGGAATTAAGACTCCTCTATTTTTAATGCCATTAACTAACAACTTTGGCCTTACTCCCAAAATGTAAGTTACGCTGTTTCCGACTGTTATTCCTGTAGTCCTATTAGAGACAGACCACTGATAACCAAATTCTTCTGGCTCACCATTTTCAATATCGTAGGAAATTGAACCAATCGTAAAGCTTGTGTTTCCTGCTGGAGTCCCATCATTTAGAAGCTCAAACCTAAGCGGTAAAAAAGCTGTTTTGGTAAAAGGAAAATCTAAATTAACAAGAGAGAAAGTTTCCTCATGTAAGACTATCCTAGTTGATCCAATAATAACGTTGTACTGAACAACAGAAGCTCCGTACCAGCTATAATCAATATTCCAGACTGTCGCGTTGCCAAGCTGTGCGTTAGTGTAATTTAACCCAGATGGCCCCGTGCCATCTAATTTGTCTTTATTCCAGTTAGCCCTGGTAATTTTAATATAGGTCTGAGAACCGCTTGAAGTGGAAG